CGACGCTCTCCCGAGGTCTTCTTTCACCACCAAACGACTCGATAAAGCATGAATAGCCACGCAGAGGACTCGAAAGGTACAGAGACGGCTCAAATGGTCTCAGATCGGCTCACATCGGCTACCGAGAGAACTACAGGACTCTATTTAGGCTCTCCGACTCCCAGAATCCACTCTAAACTCGTAGATTTACCCTCACGCGGGCAGGAATTGATCGATTTTGCCGATTCCATCAAGCTTCCGCTTCTCCCTTGGCAGCGATGGGTCGCGATGGAAGCTCATCGCTATAAGGCCGATGGTCGCTGGGCGCACCCGCTCGTTACTGTCGTCGTAGCCCGCCAGAATGGTAAGACTACGCTTATGAAGATCCGCGCTCTGGCTGGTCTGTTCTTATGGCAGGACGGACTCCAGATCGGAACAGCTCATCGACTTACTACATCGCTGGAGACTTTCCGAGACATCGTTAACATCGTCGAAGAGAACGAACATCTAGCCAGACAAGTAAAGAGAATCCGCTGGGCGCATGGATCAGAAGAGATCGAGCTTAAATCCGAGTTCGGTGGCGGTCGGTACATGGTTAAAGCTGGCGGCTCAGCTGCTCGCGGTATATCCAAGCCCGAGACTGTCTTCGTAGACGAGACCCGAGAGCTTAAGGACGAGTCGACTTGGGCTTCTCTGCGCTATACCATGATGGCCGCTAAATCGCCGCAGCTCTGGACGCTATCGAATGCGGGAGATCAGCATTCCATCGTTCTTAATCAGCTGCGCGAGCGTGGAATGTCCGCAGCTAAAGGCGACGACATCGCTTACTATGAATGGTCATCTAATTACGAGAAGATCGACGATTCGCCCGCGTTCTGGAAAGGCGCGGCGATGGCTAACCCAGCACTCGGCCACACTATCCACATCGATAACATTCGGGCCGTTCTTAACGATCCGCCAGATGTCGTAAAGACGGAAGTCTTATGTCGCTGGGTCGCTACTATCTCAGCTGCTATCCCCGCCGAAGAATGGAATCAGTGTGGAGAAGAAGGCTTAGAACTTGATCCAGAGAAGACGACTTGGCTGGGTATCGATGTAAGTCCGAATCGTCGCGACGCTGCGTTAGTGGCTGCTCAACAGATCGACGACGAGAGATTCTTCGTAAAGCTCTTACACACTTGGCATAATCCGATTAACTTGGACGATAAAGCGATCGCGAACGACATCGCTCCCTATGTCAAACAGTATCCAGTCGAGACAGTGGCTTATTCTAAGAGAACGGCTTCGGCTATAGCTGCGCGATTAGTTCCCGCTGGGATTCCGATCTCAGACATCGACGGCGCACTGTATGGCCAAGCTTGCGACGAATTGTTAGGAGCGATCACATCGAAGAGATTACGACACGACCCGAAACAGACAGAACTCTCCAAGCAGATCTTATCAGCTGCGAGACTTCCGTTCGGAGATGGTGGCTGGACTATCGGGCGGAGAGCTTCACAGTCGACTGTCTGCGCGACGGTTGCGACTGCACTCGTCACTCATTACGCGACACGCCCGCCGATGGATCTTGACATCATGGTCGGATAGATGTAAAGGCTTCTCTAGAATTGCGGCATGGGATTATTCGATCTATTCGTTCCGACGGTTAAAGCTGCGTCCGCAGAAGCTTCGATCACCATAGAAGCAGCCGAGTCGCTTTACCCTGTAAACACTCTTAATTCTCTTGGCGGCTATTACATTATGGGTAATCAGACCGCTACTCGTACGGAAGCGATGGGCGTTCCAGCTTTAGCTCGCGCTAGGAACATAATCTGCACTACTTTAGGATCTTTCGAGATGCACACTCGCAACATCGCAACGGGCGAGAAAGTGCAACAGCCAAGAGTTATAAATCAGCCAGATCCGCGAATCGCTGGCTCTGCATTCTGGTCATGGTTAGCCGAGGACATTCTGTTCTATGGTTACGGATACGCGCGTGTAATGCAACGCTACGCCGACACTGGACGCATTCAGGCGATGGAAAGAATCGATCCTCTTCGCGTAACTGTTACGACTAACGGCAACGGAACAGAGATCGACGGTTACTCTGTCGATGGTTATCCAATCGATCCAAGCGAATTAGTCGTCTTTACTGGACTCGACGAAGGAATCTTAAATCGCGCTGGCCGCACTATCCGCGCAGCTTCGGCGTTAGAAAAAACAGCTTACGACTTCGCGATAAATCCTAATCCGCAGACGATCTTAAAGAACTCTGGCGTAGCACTTCCAAAAGATCGCGTAGCTGCACTCGTCGCAGCATTTAAGAATCGTACTTCTAAAGCTGTTACATTCTTAAACGGCGACGTATCGATCGAGACTGTCGGTTACGATCCTAAAAACTTACAGCTTAACGAAGCTCGCGGTTATTTAGCCCTGGAGTTATGTCGCGCTGCCGGTCTTCCAGCTTACTTCGCAAGTGCAGAGCCTAATAGCTTTACTTACTCGAATGCAGTTAGCGAACGTCGTTCGTTAGTAGATTATTCGCTGCGTCCTCTTATGACATGTATCGAGCAACGAATGAGCCTTAGTGATTTCACTCCACTAGGACAAGATGTTAAGTTCGATCTAGACGACTTCTTGCGTGGCAATCCAATGGAGCGCGCGCAAGTTTACGAAATACTTAATCGAATCGGCGCGATGTCGATCGAGGAAATCCGCGAAGAAGAGGATCTACTTCTATGAAAATCACTACACCAATGAACATAACAGCGGCAGACTCTAACTCTCGCACTATTAGCGGGCGTATCGTCGCATTCGAGGAAGCTGCTAACGCTTCTACTGGAAAGGTCGTCTTCGCAAAAGGTTCGATCGCTCCAGCTTCCGTAAAGTTAAACTTGGAACACGATCGCACTCGTCCAATCGGAAAGACTATGGACATGACACTAAACGAAGATTCGATCGACGCAGTTTTTAAGATTACGAACACTACAGCGGGAACGGACGCGCTTACCGAAGCGATGGACGGACTTCGCGATGGATTCTCTATCGAATTAGCTGTAGACGATTACATCATGCAGAAAGACGGAACTATGCGCGTTCTTGCTGGAGAATTAACTGGCGTCGCACTCGTTACAGAGCCAGCGGTTAGATCCGCGCGTGTAAGCGAAGTAGCTGCAACAGAAGGCGAAGAAGTCGCCCAAGAACTTTCCGATTCCACAGTGGAAGAGGAAGTAACACCAACAACAGAAGGAGACGAAGTGGACAACACCGTCACAAACGCGGAAACCGTCGAGACGGTCGAAGCTGCTCAGTCAACAACAGCCGCAGCGAAGCCAATCGTAGGCGGATCATTTACTAAGCCACGCTTGGAGTTCACAGCTGCCAAGTATGTCGAAAACACTACTCGCCAGATGGCAGAAGTAGTAAACGGATTATCTACATCTATCCGTCCATCTATCGACGCAATCTCTCGCGGAACTCTTCCAGATGCTGGAATGACTTTCGAAATCCCTAAGATTACCCAAGCTCCGACTGTTGCAGTAACAGCCGAAGAAGGAACTCCATCAGATACCGATCAGAACTCAGCTTTCATAACTGTAGACGTTAAGAAGTTCGCGGGACAGCAGACTTTCAGCGTAGAACTATTGGATCGTACTTCTCCAGCGTTCTTCGAGGAATTGATCCGAAACATGGCAGCAGCCAAGGCTAAGGCCGAAAATGCTTACGTTAACGGTCTTCTAATCTCAGGCTCATCAACAGACGCGACTACAGTCGCTACTTATCCAACAGCTACCGAGCTTCTTGGAATTGTATCTCGCGGAGCTGCTTCTGTTTACTCAGCTACAGCGGGACTCCCACGTCCTTTCGCGAAGTCTCTAATCGCTTCGACTGGTCAGTGGGCTAACCTAATGACTCTTAACGATAACGGTCGTCCTATCTACATGGCTTCACAGCCATCGAATGCGGGCGGCGTAGTTCGTCCAGATTCACTCGTCGGAACAGTAGCGGGCTTGGATCTATACGTCGATCCAACTAACGCGGGCGATGGAGACGGAACTCTTCTCGTCGTAAATCCAGACGCTTACACATGGTACGAAGGCCCTACTTTCCGCCTACGCGCGGACGTAATCGCTTCTGGCCAGATTACAGTCGGCTACTACGGTTACGGCGCACTAGCGACCAAGATCGCAGCTGGCGCATTTAAGAATAACAAGGCGTAATCCGAATAAATCGATCATCGCCTAGTTCGCTCCCGAGCTAGGCGAGCAGTAGAAGGGAAGGTACGAATTAAAAGATAACGTAGCGATCTTCTACACTCGACGCGTTCACACTTTCGTCGTAGGACAGTCGATCGTCGTAACTGGTCTTCCAGCTCCATTTACAGCCACTCACACTCTTACAGAAATTACAGACAGTTCGTTCTCCGCAGCTCTTACGAGCGCAGACGTAACTCGTCGGCAGATCATTCCAAACGGAACAGCAACTCTTAGCGGTTATTCAGCTGCGACTCTCTACGTCGGTAACTCGTCGATCGAGTCCGCTATCTACGCCGTATCTATCGAAGTCTTCCAATCTCGCACAGCTGCGGGCGGTCAGATCGAAGGACTGGACTTCGCTTCTTCGCCGTACCGAATGGGCCGCAGCTTGCTAAATCGTGTAATCGGACTTCTGGGTAATTACATCGATGTCGACACGATGGTCGGATAATGACAGCCAGCTCGATTTTAACTAGCGTCCGAACTCCATTAAAGACAGCCATCGCAGGAGTAGCGGCTAACACTTACGACTCAGTCCCAGAGTCGCCGATCGTTCCGTTCGCGGCAGTCGT